GAAGTTAGAGATTATTTAAGTGGATGTACCTGTAGTTATACTGCTAGTACGATAACTAATCTTAGTGGCTCCACTGTTGTTGGGAGTACTATAGTACAAACTGGCAATACCACTTCTTTTTATAACGCAGCAACTGATTATTTCGCAACTGCGGCTGGTGGATATGAATTATCTAGTAGTATTGTTTATGGTGCCCCTACTACTATTATTACTTTGGGTTCAGCACCAAGTGGAGCCTATACGGTTGGGTCCGGAACAAGTATTAGTGTATATCATTTAGATTGTACTACAGGTATAGATTTATTACCACCTAAAGCTACATATAATACGTCATATGATACATTGACTACGTCAATAAGAAAAGAATATTTAGGATTCTCTAACATTAGTGGTATCGATGAAAGTTTATTCACATTTAAAGGATTCATAGCAGGTAGTGCTGAAGTAGGTTATCCAGGTAGAACACAAGGATTCCATATGGACAGTGGGGCAACTACTGCCACCATTGCTTATCTTGGTACTGGTGCAACGACAACTAGTTTCGTAGCTTCTACGGTAGGAGAATTTAGAACTGACGCTAAGGCTGTTGGTACTGACTACGCAAAATCTAACGGAAGGAAGTTCACATTCTTACCTTACGGTGGTTTTGACGGATGGGATGTATTCAGAAGTGAAAGAACAAACGGAGATAACTTTGTTAAAGGAGGTACTTCATATAGTTCAGATTTCTCAGCAAGTGGACCATTCACTGGTTTAGCTGGTGACTCTGATTATTACGCTTACCTTTACGGTGTACAACAATATCAAAATCCTGAGACGATAAATATTAACGTATTTGCTACTCCAGGTATTAACTTTGATATCAACACTACATTGGTTAAGGCGGCTATTGAAATCATTGAGGACGACAGAGCTGATTCATTATATGTTATTGATGCACCACACATTGTCAGTGAAGCTGGAAACAGTGGAAGTGCAACTGGTGACATCGTTGATAAGTTGGAGAACGCAAGTATTGATTCAAACTATTCAGCCACATTCTGGCCATGGGAGCAAGTTAATGACGAAGAGAACGGAGTAAGGATTTACTTACCACCGACACTTGACGTTGTTAGAAACATTGCTTACACTGATAATATCGCTTTCCCTTGGTTCGCATCTGCGGGTGTAAACAGAGGATTGTGTAACGCCAACAGAACAAGTTGGAAGTTAACGCAAGACGATAGGGATGACTTATACGAAGCAAGGATTAACCCAATAGCTACATTCTCAGATACTGGGGTTGTAATATGGGGTAACAAAACATTGCAAGTTAAATCATCAGCATTAGATAGAATCAATGTAAGAAGGTTATTGTTACAGGCAAGAAAACTTATATCTGCGGTTGCTCTCAGATTGTTATTCGAACAAAACGATGAACAAGTGAGACAGCAGTTCTTGGATTTGGTTAACCCGATCTTAGACAACATCAGACAGGAGAGAGGATTAACAGACTTCAGAGTTACTGTTAGTAGTGATCCTATTGAGATTGACAGAAATGAGTTAAAAGGTAAAATATATATTAAACCTACTAGAAGTTTAGAGTTCATAGAGGTTGAATTTAACATAACACCAACTGGAGCATCATTTGATGACATTTAGTAGATTTATTAAAAAATAAGAAATGAAAAAAGTAAGAATAACTAAGGAGCAGTTGGAGTCGATCGTTGAATCAACTTTAAATGTTGAAAACACAGAAGTGGTTACCGAAGAAGTTTTAAATGAGACATTTGACATTGGGTTAATTGGCGAATTGTTTAAAACGATTGCAAGTGGCGATATGGCTCTTGCGATTAAATATATTGCACAATTTGACGGATTACAGGAGTTTTTAGGCTACTTAGGTGGTTTGGGGGTTTCGGGTATGATGTTTGCTTATATTAAAAGTAAGATGGATAGTTACTTTAAGGAACACCCAGAATCATTACCTAAAAAGTAATATTTAAAATTATATAAGATATAAAACCCCTTAGAAATAGGGGGTTTTTTTATTTTATCATATTGTAAACAAAATCCAATACTTTTTGGACATCGTTCATTATTCTATCTAAGAATAGAGCCACTAAATTTACAACACTAATCACGCCATAGAACTTAACTGATTCGATGTCGTTGAATATCACTGATACGATTAATAGTATTGAACATAATGTCAATCCAACTATTGCTATTTTTTTACTAAACTTTTTCATAACTATTGTTTTTAATGTTTAAGAATACTCTAATATACAACAATTTTCTGATAAAACCAAATTTATCTTTAAATAAATTTGTTAATATTTATAATAAATAGTATATTTGTACTGATGAAACGTATTATTGTAACAGAAAAACAAATTAGGGGCGTAATTAGTTCCATTGTGAGTGAAAGTTCTAATATAAGGGGCTATATGTTCGACTGGGACGACAATATTCTATTCATGCCTACAAAGATACGCATGGAAAAGAAAGACGGTGAGAGGTGGATTCCCATCGAGGTATCTACCGAAGAGTTCAGGGATATCAGACAAGATCCAAACTACAGATTATTAAACAACGACCCTGCTGAGGCATTTAAAAACTTCAGGGACGACAACAAATACATTGAGGACGTAAGATCGGCATTGAGTAGCGAGAGTTACGGTCCAAGTTACGAAAAGTTCATCGAAGCAATAAAATACGCAAATCCATTTTCAATAATAACGGCAAGGGGACATTCTCCCAGTGCCCTAAGAAAGGGAACGTCAGAGTTGATATTCCATGCATTGAGTGATGAGGAGATAAAAGAACTTGCAACAAAGATTAAGGAGACATTAAAGATGGATGCCGACGAATACGCCGATAAGATGGTTATTGACTATTATTTGGATGCTCAGAAATACAATCCTGTTTCTTCAGAGGAGTTCATCGATAGGATGAGAGGAAAGGAAGGGGGTGGTAATATCGACGCTTCTAACCCTGAGGTCGGAAAGAAGTTGGCGATAGAGGAGTTTGTTGACGGTGTTATCCGTGAGGTTGAGAAAGCCATTAAGAAGGGTGAAAATATCGAAAACATAAGTTTCGGTTTCTCCGATGACGACAAAGGGAACATTGAGGTCGCTGAGAAGTTAATACAGGACACTTTAAACAAAAAATACCCTGACGTTAAGTTCGTCGTTTACGACACTGGCGATGCGGGGGACATCTTAAAAATCAAAAAGTACTAATCTCGTATTTTATATTCCCATAGTCGTAGATACGACATATTTTTTATTATTTTTTTCACATCAATAAATGTTACTCATTTGTAGTATCCTTGAGTTTGTATTTTTCTGAAAAAAGTATATTTTTTTCGTATATTTCGGGTAACTTATATTGTGCCAATATGTCTTATATTTCTAACCCTGACAGTGTGGTTTAGGGTAGTAAAACGTATAAATTTTTAAAATTTCCCATATTTTAGATATTTATTATAAAATAACAATAAAAACAAAAAAACAAAATTATTATGGCGAATTTATTACTTGGAATGCCTTACACGTATGAACCTAAGAGGAAGAATAGATTTATATTCAGGTTCCCCACAGAGTTGGGTATTGCAGAATGGTATGTTCAGAGCGCAGGGAGACCTAGTTTACAACAAGGAGAAATAGAGATTCCTTTCCTTAACACAAAAACATGGGTCATTGGTAGATTCGAATGGAACTCCATTGACGTGACATTCAGAGATCCAATCGGTCCTTCAGCTTCACAAGCATTGATGGAATGGGTGAGATTACATTCTGAATCTGTAACTGGGAGACAAGGTTATGCTGCTGGATACAAAAAAGTATGTTATTTGGAGATGTTAGATCCAACAGGAGTTGTTGTTGAGAAATGGGAACTTCAAGGAACAATGTTAACAAACGTTAACTTCGATTCATTGGACTATGGTGATGATGCATTAGCAACAATCACAGCGACATTGAGAATGGACAGATGTATCTTATTGTTCTAAGACAATAACCAATACATAAAGAAATACGACCTTCTATCAGAAATGGTAGAAGGTTTTTTTATGCGCATTTTT